CCACCCCCAACCGGAGCTTCCTTCCATGGCCTACTACCCCGTCACTGGCAGCCGCATCTTCATCCAAAGCGGCATCGCCACTGCCAAGTCCATCACCGCCCTGAACAACACCAACCCGCCGGCTGCCACCAGCGTCGGGCATGGCTACGCCGCGAACGACGAACTGCTGGTGCTGAACGGCTGGGAAGACACCAACGCCAGCGTCTTCCGCATCGGCGTGCCCGATGTCGACCACTTCACCCTGGTGAACTTCGACGCCACGAATACCGACTGGTACCCGGCCGGTGCGGGTGTCGGCTCTGCGCAGAAGATCACCACCTGGACGCCCATCGGCCAGGTGCTGGGCGTGCAGAACAACGGTGGCAATGCCCGCTTCGTCACCGTGCAGCCCATCGACCGGCGCAACCCCATCAACATCCCCGTCGGCTTCGACGCCAGCAGCATGACGCTGGAACTGGGCTACGACCCCGCCCAGGCCGCACAGGTCGAAATGTTGCTGGCCAGCCGCAGCCTGGCCAAGCGCGCCATCAAGTTCGTGCTGCCCGGTGGCGGCTACGCCTACAGCTACGGCACCGTCAGCCTCAGCAACCTGCCCACCTTCGACACCGGCGGCGTGATGAAGGTCAGTTGCGCGCTGTCCATGGACGGCATCTTCACCAAGTACTGATCGGGGACGACAACACCATGGTCTACAAACTCGTGGTCAGCGCCATGCTGACGTTCGTGGCAACGCTAGTCTTCATCGACGATGAAGGCTTTCCCCGCACCTTCCAGGTGAAGCTGAAAGCCGACCGCCTGGCCACCAGCGCCGAACTGGACGCCGCGCTGAACGACAAGCCGGTTTTCACCGACTTCCTGGCCGCGCGCAAGCTGCAGCTGGTGCAGTGGGTGGGCGAAAGCCCGCTGGTCGATGAGGCCGGCGCACCGGCACCCGTGGGGCCCGAAGCACTGGCTGCGCTGATGGCGCTGTCGGGCGTTCCGCATGCCCTGTTCAGCGCCTACGTCGAATCCAGCAGCGCCAAGGCGAAGCTGGGAAACTGACGACGCTGGGCAAGCTGCTTGCGGCCGATCTACTGGATGTCTCAACCGATGCGCCCCGGCCCCCGCCGCCGCCGCCTGCCGCGTGTGATGAACCGCCAGCCGACGTGTGCGAATTCGGCCTTGCAGACGAAGGGCCCCACGCAGCCCCCCAGCGGCCCCGCCAAGCGCTTCAATTCCAGCCGGTGGATGCAGAGCCACCCGCGGCCCTGGAATTCGCCCTGTGGGCTGAACATGAAGCCGCGCTGGTGCTGTTCCGGTCCTGCAGCACCCAGTGGCGCTACGGCCAGGCTGGGCCTACCGGCCTGGACTATGCCGGCGTGCGATCCAGCCCGGCCTTTCGGCGGCTGCCGGCTGCCAGCCGTGAAGCCGTCTTCGACGACGCCACAGCCATCGAACGCGCCTGGCTGGCGGAACACTACCGCCTGGCGGCTGAACGCCGTTCGCGGCAACAGCCGTATCCCGGCTAAGGCAGGGGCAACAGCATGGCGGTGAACGAAATCAGGGTCCGCATCGGCCTGGAAGGCGCGCAGAACGTGCAGGCCGGCGCGGGTGCGGCCGGCGCCGCGCTGGAAAAGCTGGGCACCCAGGCCGGCAAGGCGGGCACCGCCACCGGTCTGGCGGGCTACCAAAGCGCGCAGCTCAGCGCCCAGCTGCAAGACCTGTTCGTGCAGATCCAGGCGGGCGGTAGCCCGCTGACGGCGCTGATCCAGCAGGGCAGCCAGCTGTCGGCCGTGTTCGGTGGCACCGGCAACGCGCTGAAGGCCGTGGCGGCCATCATCACGCCCACGGTGGCCACCATCGGTGCTGCCGCCGGCGTGCTGGGCGCCTTGGCCTATGGCTACGCCAAGGGCAACGAAGAATCGGCCGCCTTCACGCGGGCCGTGGTGCTGTCCGGCAACGCGGCGGGCGTGTCGGCGGGGCAGCTGTCCGACATGGCGGCCGCCGTGGCGCGCCTGGGCGGGGGCACGCAAGGCCGTGCGGCCGAGATCCTGACTCAGATGGCCAGCGCGGGGCAGGTGGGCGCCGTCAACCTGACCCGCTTCACCGACGCTGCGCTGAAGCTGGAAAAGTACGGTGGCGGCGCGGCCAGCGATACCGCCAAAGCCTTTGAAGACTTGGGCCGCGCGCCGGTGGAAGCCAGCCGCAAGCTGGACGCCAGTACAAACGCGTTTACGGAATCGGTGCTGCGCCAGATCAAGGTGCTGGACCAGCAGGGCCGTGCGGCCGAAGCAGCCAACCTGGCGCAAACGTCTTATGCCGATGCGCTGGACACCCGCATTCCGAAACTGGCGATTCACGTAGGCACGCTTGAAAAGGCGTGGATGGGCGTCAAGAGCGCTACGGCTGACACGCTGGATGTCCTGCTGAACATCGGCCGCGAAGAAACGGCTCAGCAGAAGCTGGACAAGCTGGAAGCCACCCTGACGCGCTTGCGCGGGCTGAAGCCGCAAGACGGCGCGCCGCTGTCGGTCGGCGCCATGCTGGCATCGCAAAGCGGGCAGATGTCCGATGCGCGCGAAGCATCGTTGCAGAAGCAGGTTGATGCGCAGCGCGCCCTGGTGAATGGTGAGAGCGAACAGGCGAAGGCGCAGCGAGAAATCAACCAGGCCAAGCAGGCTGGGCTGAGGTTTGATGATCAGGCTGAGCAGTACTTGTCGCGTCAAGCCAAGTACAGCCGCGAAGTCACGCAGGCTACGGTGGAAGGTCTGGCGGCAGGCCGCAGCATGGCCGACATTCAAGCGCGTGTTGCACAGATCCAGAGCAAGTACGACCCGGGAACCACACTGCAGGCAGTGAAAGGTGCGGAAGCGCGCAAGCTGGAAATTCTCAAGCAGAGTCAGAACCAGATCGACACCCTGTATGCAACGGGATCGATCAACGAAATCGAGTACATCAAGCGCACGACGCAGGTCACGGTCGATTCGTACGATGCCCGGATTTCAGCCGCTGGCAAAGAGCTTGGCATTCTGAGAAGCAAGCAAGACACCGAACTCGCTCAGGCGCAAAAGCGTGACGAGATCGATCAACTGACGCTGCAGCGGCAGGGTGCCAAGCAGGCCGGCATCAACCAGACCACGGTGGCCATCTACAGGCAGACTGAGGCGGCCGAAGCCTTGCAGCGCGCATTCGACGCGACGGACAAAGCGCAGATCGAGGAAATGACGAGGCAGGCGAATTCGACGATGAAGTCGATTTCTGACTCGTTCAAGGCAAACACGCAATCCATTGAGGATTCGAACGAGCTGCTTCGCCTGGAAGTGCAGCTGCAGGGTGTCAGCAACGAACAGCGCGACGCTGAAATCGCCAAGCTGAGAATCAAGCAACAGCTGATCGCGACGACGAAGCAGATCGAAGGACTGACGGCATTCATCAGCACCGACGAGAAGCAGTTGTTGCTGAACAATGAAGTAACCAGTGCTGCGGCGGCAACTTCGCTGGTTGCGGCGCGGGCCAGCGTGGCCCAGTGGAAACGCGCCAGCGACGAGATCAACAGCACCCTGACCGATTCCCTGCTGAAGGCCTTCGACGACGGCAAGGGCGCTGCCCAGGACATGGTCGACGCGATCAAGGCGATCTTCCGCAACTTGATCCTGAAGCCGGTCATTCAGGCCGTGTTCCAGCCCGCGTCCAGCGCCATCGCCAACTACATCACCGGCAGTTCGGCCGGCAGTTCCGCCGGCAACGCCTTCAACCAGGCCGCCAGCGGTGCTTCGCTGGCCAACAGCATCTACAGCGCTGGCGGCGGCACGGGCCTGGCGGGCACGGCGCTGTCGGCCGCGAACTATGGCGCGGTCTACAGCGGTTCGGCCTACAGCACCGCATTCGGTTCGCAGCAAAGCGCCATGCTGGCCGCACAAGAATCGGGCATGGTCAGCGGCGCCGGGTCATCGGCCCTGGGCTCTGCAGGCACCTACGCCGCCTATGCCGCCCTGGCCTACGCCGCCGCCGTGCGGGCCCAGCAAGACTATGCCAACGGCTTCAACGCGCAGTCGTCGAAGAACGTCTTCCAGTCGGCAACCGGCACGTCATTCGCCGGGGCCGAAGGCGTGAAGTACGACATCGCCAAGGCGCTGGGCGTGAACGACAAGTGGGCCAGCATCCTGTCGGGCTCCACAGCCGTGGCCGCCCTGTTCGGCTACGGCAACACCCAGGTCGAAGGCCGCAACATCGTCGGCAACGTCAGCAGCAGCGGCTTCGACGGCACGCTGGACGTGCGGTCGCGCCAACAGGGCGGCCTGTTCCGCAGCGACCGCGTCAGCACCACCAGCAACGCCATCAGCGGCGACATCGATCGCGCGCTGGACGACGCCACCGCCAAGATCCGCGAAACGGCCAAGAAGTACGGCGCCGCGCTGAGCCTGCCCGTCGACCAGATCGACCAGGTCACCAAGGCCATCAACATCGATGTGACCTTCGCCACCGACGCCGAAATCGCGCAGAAGATCCAGGACGAAATGACGTCCTACGGCAATTCCTTGCTGGAAGGCTTCAGCGCCGCCCTGGACCCGGTGAAGAACGTCGGCGAAACCGTGTCGCAGACCATCGAACGCGTGGCCGGCAGCCTGCTGCAGGTGAACGACATCTTCGGCACGCTGGGCCTGAAGCTGCTGAGCACCAGCGTCGACGGCGGCAAGGCAGCCGTGGCGCTGTCGAATGCCTTCGGCGGCCTGGACCAGCTGGGCCAGTCGGCAGGGTCCTACTACGCCAACTACTACAGCGACGCGGAAAAGGCCGCGCAAAGCACCAAGGCGCTGACGCAGGCCCTGGGCGGTGTAGGCCTGGCGCTGCCCGCTACGCGCGACGGCTTCCGCGCGCTGGTTGAAGGCCTGGACCTGACCACCGAAAGCGGCCAGAAGCAGTTTCAGGTATTGCTGGGTGTGCAGGCGGCCTTCGCTGACCTGACCCCGGCGGCCCAGGCCTCAGCCACGGCGCTGCGCAGCGCCGTGG